ACAAATTACTCATTTCTTGTCCTATTTCAAATCATATGCACTATATTACAATATTATGTTTTTTTATATTATTTTTCACTTATCACAATTAGTTTGTTTTAATTTTTGGGATTGATAAGCATAAAGGAGTAATATTGTTTTTGCATCTTTTATTTCTCCTTTTGAAACCATATCAAGTGCTTGTTCTAATGTATATTTTTCTACTTCTATAAATTCGTCTTCATCAAAATTTTGATGTCCTTGTTCTAAATCTTCTGCAATATACAAATGCAATACTTCCATACAAAATCCTGGTGTAGGATACATTTCACATACAAACTGTAATTGTTTTGCTTTATATCCTGTTTCTTCTTCCAATTCTCTTTTTGCACAGTCATAAGCTTGCTCTTTTGTTTCCATAATGCCTGCTGGCACTTCCAAAAGCATTTTACCGAAAGGATGTCTATATTGACGCACAAGTATTACATTTCCCATATTATCTACAGGCAATACTGCTGTTGCTGCCCCTCTTTCCACCACTTCTCTAAAAGCAGTATTTCCATCGGGTAATGTAATTTCGTCTTTTTTTACAGACAAAAAATTCCCTTTATATGCTATTTCGCTTTTTACTACTTCATAACTCATAGTATTCTCTCCCTATTTATTTTAACTCTTTTATAAATTCTTCTATTCTATCCATACCTTTTTTTATCAATTCCATAGAAGTCGCATAGGACAAACGAATATAATCTTCCATACCAAAATCTGCACATGGTACCACTGCTACATATTTTTGTTCCAATAATGCCTGTGCAAAATCTGCTGCACATTGTATTTGTTTTCCCTCTGCTTTTTTGCCATATGTTTGTGACACATCTACAAACAAATAAAATGCTCCTTCTGGTTTAAGTGCAGAAAGCATAGCAATATTTTGTTCTCTTTCAAATATATAATCTCTTCTTTTTTTAAATTCATTTGTCATATCTTCTACACATTTCTGAGAGCCTTTTAATGCTGCTACAGTTGCCTTCTGTGCTATAGAATTTGGATTTGATGTCATATGAGATTGTAAAGCACTAATACATTTTGCTACTTCTTTGGGTGCTGCTGTAAAACCAATTCTCCAACCTGTCATAGCATAGCTTTTTGATACCCCATTTATTACAATTGTTCTATTATAAATTTCTTTTCCTAATGAAGCAATACTAATATGTTTTTTATCTGGTTCATATATCAATTTTTCATATATCTCATCTGAAATGACAAAAATATCTTTCTCTACAGCAAATTCTGCTATTGTTTTTAAGTCCTCTATTGTAGAAACCATTCCTGTTGGATTAGATGGACTTGTAATTACAATCGCTTTTGTTTTTGGTGTATAGGCATCAATCATTTCTTTTTTAGTCATCATAAAATGATTTTCTTTTTTGGTATATACCATTACAGGAACACCTCCTGCAATTTTTACCATTTCAGAATAGCTCAACCAATAAGGTGCAGGTATGATAACTTCATCTCCTTCATTAAGTATTGCCATAAATGTATTCATAAGAGAATGTTTTGCACCATTACTAATAATAATTTGTTCTGGCTGATATATTATGTTATTGTCTTTTTTTAATTTTTCACACACTGCTTGTCTTAATTCCATTGTACCAGATGCTGGAGTATATCTTGTTTCTCCGCTTTTTATGGCTTCTATTGCTGCATCACAAATATGTTGTGGTGTATCAAAATCTGGTTCTCCTACTCCAAATGTAACCACATCAATACCTTCTGATTTTAATTGTGCAGCTTTTGCTGAAATTGCTAATGTAGAAGATGGTTTAATTTCTAATGCTCTTTTTGATAATTCCATATCTTTTCTCCTTTTTCAAAATAAAAAGGAGTCGTTTAAAGACTCCTTATGAATTGCTCTCGGCAGCGGTTTGAACTACTGTGTCTTTAAATACATACTGAGCCGCTTCCAGCTGTTCCTGTGTCAAGGTCGCGTAGCCATCTTTAGGCTCGCCAAAAACACCGACCGTTAAAGAATACTCAGTAAAGTCCTCCGCATTTGCGGTCAGTTCAAACTCCGTAATATAGCCGTTATAGTAGCTGGATTCGTATTTCCCTGCATTCTCTCCCGTACCTTCGATCGCTGTATTAATTTCCCAGACCTCAACGACCTTGTATTTCAATAAAGCCGCTTTTACCTTTTTAACGTTTTCGTCGCCTTTAGCGAAAAGAGCGTTCAGTGTGATCTCAATCTCTGCGCCTCCTGGAACACGAACTGATCCAGACTTTGTTACAACATTGTCCGCATCCTTGGAAATGCTGGTCGATCCTTCCGTCTGAAATGCCAGAATCATCGCCGCTTCTTTTGTCAAATCTTCCAGGATACGAACTAAATACATAAGTTTCGATCCTTTCACCGGTTCGGCCGCAAAGATCTGCAAGTCAAAATTCTGAATATTGACCTTGTTGAAATCAATTTTTGTTTTCATCTTATTTCCTCCAATATTTGTACTCACAATTCACCAGCCCATGCATCAGCGGCTCCGATGTCGTATCATCTGGCAAAATGTCTTCGTTTCCTCCAGACATGCACCAGCCGTAAGAGGGCGAGGCGTCGATCGATTGTGCGATACGGCGAATTCCAAAAAGCAAGGAGGAAAAATCGCCCCTCGCTCGAAGGTTGTTCGTCCACGCGTGAATTGTAATATTTACCCTGCCGAAAAAGCCGCCTTTCACCTGATAAGAGGCTGAATCCTGCGTATTGCCAATGTAGATGAAAGGGTACGGCGTGTCCTCGGGAGGCAAATCTCCATCGAACACCATTCCTGGGAACGCCTTTTCGAGTGCCACACGAAACTGGCTGAATAACTCTTGTTGCGGACTCATAGATCACTGATCACCGCCTTTTTTAGATCGCTTAGGAACCGTTCTTTCTGGGCGTTGAACGCCGGTTCCATGTATGGCTGCGCCTTCATAAATCGAGTGCCCAGCTCGACATATTCGGAATAATGCGCTGTGGCAAAAACGGCCCCCGTCTTTCCGCCATCTCGCATTTCAAGGCCAATGGACCGCTTCAATGTTCCGGTATCGACTGGGCAAAGATCTTGAGCGCGCTCTTGCATTTCCGAAGTGTTTTGAGCTACAGCTCGTGTGATCTTTGCTGGATCCGCCGCCTTGATCAGTTTCCGCTGCATCTCGTTCAGCCCACTAATATCGCATATAAGCCTCATTCCTGTACCTCCGTAAGCACGAACGTCTGCTTATGGCGCAGCTTGCGTGCCCTTTCCACTTTGTAAAGTTTTTCACCGATCCGGATCCGATCGAACGCCCGATCGTAATGATTTTGGATGTGGGCAGTTACGCTACCATCCTCAATTCGGCCGTAGATCAGACGCATCATGTCAACGCCCGTATCAAAGACGCTGGCCATCCGTCGCGTTTCAGAGATCGTTTGCGGTCCGTAGTTACCTGTCACAGCATCGTATACGCCTTGTTCGATTTTCTGGAAGAAGATCGGGGTGTCGTATCTCATAGGAACCGCACCCGCCCTTTCTTCTGGTCGTATTGTTTGGACCGCCATGCCTGCATGTCGTCTTCGAACGGCGCAAAGTCATCATCGGTAAACGTCATGCTTTCGCCTTCGATCGAATGGCTCGCCACGCCTTCCGATCCGATCCGGTTGAATCGTTTGATCGCGACCTCGACCAGGATGCAGGACAACTCCTCTGGCACCGTCTGAACGCCCAGGAGCACGAGAAGGCGTGCCTGCGTTAGATTCAGGATCGCTTTGAGTTGGTCATCGTTCGCTTCATCGCGCTGATCGAGCATCAATTTGATCGTCTGCAACGTTTCCACGTCTCTCACCTACGTTTCTCGCTGCTACTTCGAGGCCGGCGTGGCAGTCGTAGTCAATTTGACTTTAGCGACAGCCTTCTTGTTAACTTCCGGAATATACTCGCCAGACTTACCATGTCCTTGAAGCGCGACGCCATCAAAATCCTGCGCTTCGATCGTACGAGTCGTGTTGATACCGGTAAATGCCTTAGCAATGCCTTCGATGTAAGCGTAGACAACTTCGTTTTCCCCGAAATAGTCTTCTGCAACTTCCGTGATGACAAAGCCTTTGAATTTGCGGGCTTCATTGTCATCGATATTCACTGTGGATCCTTTGCTCGACGTTGTTAGTCCGCTGTCTACGATCGCGTTGTATACATCTGGTGTTACTTTAGCGATCCTCTTTCCTTTGGCTTTGACGTTCGTGAAGTATTTGGACAGTTCACTGAACAATGCGGCGACCGTATCTTTCGTGATGCTGCTCACTTCGATCGTTTTCGAAGCGCTCTCCGAAATGAATGCCGCATGCTTGCCGTTTAGTTCCTCAGTCACAGCCTGTGCCTGCAGATCGAGGCGATCGGCGATAGCTTGTTCAAAATCGGCATTGACCGTAGACCGGTCTACACCTTCGTGGAAAGCCCACTCTGCTGTATACGGAACATCGGTATCTTTATAGATGACTTCCGTGCGGTTTCCAAAACGAGATGTGCTTTCAGTGCCGGTACCAAACGCGACATTTTCGCCTTTGTTGTAAGTCCCGATCGTAACCGGGATATCAGACGTCTTGACACTGAATGCCGTCGCGGAATCCCGAACGCCATCCACCACATCGATCTTCCCTCCAACGAAAAAGTCATTGAATTGGGCTTGTACACCGAATACGGCTAACATGAGTTCTTTAAACTCCTTGCTGAACACCCGGATGTTCGAATTTTGCGGTTCATCCGCAAACATCTGAAGATTGATCTTTTTCATTCGCTTCATACTTTTTACCTCTTTTCTATCGTTTATACTTATTCAGTTTTGCTTCGAAAGGGCTCGGCTTTTCATGATCGGTCCGAAACGTTTTCGGAGTTCGTCCCAGTGCCCTTTCAGCTTCGACTGCTTTACGATCTGCCTTGATGATCGATACGAGTTTCTCGATCCGCACGTTCGTATCCTCGGCAGTTTCTCCGACTACGAAGTCCAGGATATCCTGGGTAGCCGTGATCTTGTGATTCTCTTGAAGAATCGTGGCAGCGCTCTTGGAAAGTTCAGTACGTTGGGCTTGCTTTTCCAGCTGCGCGATCTGGTTTTTCAAGTTCTCGTTTTCCGTCTGGATCTTTTCCTGTTCGTACTGCTTTTTTTGTTCTTCGTTCATCTTTGCGAGCTTTTGCGCTTCTGTCCGAGCTTCCTCAATCTTTTTTTGGTTCTCTTTTTCAGCCCGTTTCAAACGCTCCTTCACGATCCGGTCCAGTTCTGCCTGGGTGAACGTCTTCTCCCCTTTTTCCTCTCCCGGTGCGCTTTCTTTAGCTTCCGGAGCGGTTTGCTCCTGTGGGGCATCTGTCTCGTCCGCAAAAAGCTGCAAGTCGAATGGTTTCACAATAAACATTTTTCTTACCTCCCATAGTTTTACGTCACAATGTTTGACTTCCGTACCTTTTAACGTCTTGAACGTTTGGACACACAAAAAGGGCAACGAAATTCGCTGCCCTCTATCCCTTGTTCACGTATGCGCATTGGACATGATCAGGGTACGCGCTGACGATACTCATGCAGCCGAGTCGAAAACTTTCGACCAGCAGGGTCGCATCGTCCTGCGCGTGATTGCCATA